CATAACACCTTGCTTGACAATTGATTGAAGGCGAGAGATAGCCGTATTAGCCCACATATTTGCATTGTAGGTAGCGGCAAAGGTTGAACCCTTTTCTTGCCCTGCGGCAACACGAGGGACATGCAAAACAGCGGCTACATTGGCACCAACCATATCAAGGAAGCCACTATTGTCGGGAATTGTGTTTTTGAGGTCAACATGGTGTAGTGTCACATAGGAAGGTAGGATTGGCATTTGGTCGCCTCGCAAACCTTCAAACAATTTGATAACTTCATCCATGATAATTCCAAGCCTTTCTTGTTGCTCGTCGGGGTCTTGGATATGTTCAATGGCCGACTTATCAATTGTAATGAATTGCTTGGTTAGCACATCTTCAAGAGCAATACGGTTGTTCATTGTGTTGTACTTAACACGCACTACTTGCTCAAGTGAAGAAAATCGGGATTGACCCCACACACCATAGGTTTGACGCAATTTTGTGTCTTCGTACCAATTGCTTCGGAAGTCTGTTCGGAAGTGTACGATTTCGCTACGAGGGAATACCATAGTGTCGATGCCTTGTTCTCGCAAAATGTAGAAGTCATTTGTCATAATTGGGCTGTTTTCGTCGGCTGTAAATGGTAGCCCGTTTGCTCCACGGTTGTCAACAATAGTAATCTGTCGGATAGGAAGGCTTTGAATGTTGGTGATACCTACACCGGTACGACCAACTAACTTGTTAATGTCGTTGCCATACACTTGTAGGTTGCGTAGTGCGTTGATAAGAAAGTCGTCAAAGTCAACACGGTCAACCATTTCCATGATTGCGTTGCGTATTGAGCCATTTTTAGCCTTCTTGTAGTCAATGCGGTAGTTGTTAGCAGTAAGTGATACGCTTCGTACAGCACCATTGAGTTCGGGGTCTAATTTGACCATGTTGTCGTACAAGTCAAATTTGTTAAGGAAGTTCGATTCCTTTTGGAACTTTTCTGTTTCGGAAAAAATATCCGGCAAACCTGCGGCAACTGACAGTGGTACATTACTACCGACCCGATGAACGATTTTTTCTTCGGCGACGGCGTTGCGTCGAAACCTATCAAAGATACCCATGTTAGGGGGAGATGTGGGATGATTTATGAAGGTAGCGATTTATTTTTGTTTATTGTTTCTTTTTTTACAAAAATAATTAAATCGAACGACATATATCGGTTTTGCTTAATTCTTTTATTGTTTCAAAGGCGTTTAAGAAAAAGAAGTAATAAGCAATATCAGTGGGGCATAAAACATCTATGAATAAATGAAAGAATACTATGTTTGGTCTTTGAGTACATCGTTTTATTCTTTTTGTTGGTGCTAAATCAACAGAAAGATAAATGTTCATAAAGGGTTTCCTCTTGGAGTATATTGATGCGAGCCTCTCCGAACTACGGTAGCGATTTAATTGCTGAACAATTTAAAGAAGGCGAGGCTGTTCTTAGTCTTGCCCGAAGGTTAAACAAGATTGACCCTAAAAAATCAGTTAAGGGTTGGGAAATGTCAATTTACCGTTGGAAAAATAATGAAAAGCCAGCACCTAAACCCGAAAAAGAGCCTTTTATTGAAAATGAACTTGAGGCTGTAAAGCAATCTTATCACTATGACTCGACAAAAGACGAATACTACACTTTCTTGCGAGTTGCAGACCAAATGATTTGTGTTGACGGTGACAAACATAGAGCCATGAAAGAAGCATACTCAAACATGGTAGGAAAACCTGCATCTATGAATGAAATTTGTAGGGAGTTTGGTATTCCTCGTGCGTGGTTTGATGAATACCGACGACGGCATGGATGGACACATGATATGTCGCCATACACCGATGAAGAAATTACCACAAAAGATGTGGATATGCTTGTTGATGATTTGGTGACAAGGAGAAAACACCAACTGCACAAGAAATTTGAGCGAGCCAAGTGGAAGTCTATTGAAGAATCAGCAGAAAAGTACAATATGTTTGAGGAAAAAATACTTAACGAGTTCCGACAAATTGTTTCCGAAGCACCAAAAACCACACCTCTAATGGCTATGGTTGAAGATTCTCTTGAGTATGCGCTTGTTATTAGTCCTACTGACTTCCATTGGGGTAAATACGGGTGGGTTGACGAAGTTGGAGAAACCTACAATTTTGATGAGGCAAGAAAGCGTTTGATGGAAAAGACGCAAGAATTGATTTGCCGCCTTCCTTCTCGACCGGAAAAAATTATTTTGGCTACCGGTAGCGATTGGTTTCATGTTGATACTGATGCTGGCACAACAACAAAAGGTACACCGCAAGACATGTGTGGTAGCCCTGCTGAAATCCTAATGACAGGTTGCCAAATGGCACGAGAGCATATTGAACTGCTTAGACAAGTTGCTCCTGTTGAGGTAGTGTTTATGCCGGGTAATCACGACCGCATGAGTGCTATTGCGTTAATGATGTACCTTAGTGCGGCTTATGAAAATGTCGAAGACTGTGAAGTTATTGTGAGTCCTTCCACTCGACAGTATGTTCAGTATGGCAACAACTTGCTTGGTTTTATTCATGGTGACGGTGCAAAAAACCTTGTTGAGTTAATGAGCAACGAAAAGCGAGAACTGTGGGGAGAATGTCAACACCACACATGGTTCCACGGTCACCTACACCATCGACAGGTTGTTGAAAAGGGTGGTTGTTTAATTGTACAACTTCCTTCGCTTGCTGGACATGACAGGTATCATGCTCGACAAGGCTACACAACAAGTATGGCTGGTTTGTCTGCACACTTTATTGACAAAGACAAAGGACTTGTTGGTACATTGTTTGCTCCTGTGGAGGGTGAACATTGACAAACCCACAAATCAAAAAATTAAGAGAATGTCAAAAGTGTGGTCATAGATGTTATTCCCGTTATACTTCTCACAAAAAGTGGTGTAAGGAAACAAAAAAAATGGTGTACTGCGGTTGCTTAAGGGTGGTAAGAGATGAAGCGTGAACATGTTGTTTGTACGGCTTGCGGTTGGGAAAGTAAGTACCTTTCTCAAGCAAAGGCTTTTACGAGAATCTGTCCGTATTGTGGCTTACGCACTTTGCGACCGTGGTGAAATTATGAACATAAAAAAAGATATTTATTGGACTTTTCCGATTAGAATGTATGTGATGCCGAATGTCAAGAATTAAACAAGCATTAGCGTTTGAACGAGCAAGAAATGATGTTTCCTATTTTTACCGATGGCTTGGCTACTCTTGGGGCAACCACATCGGAGAATGGATGGATATTTACACTGACAGGAAGGAAGCGCATGTTCACCGTGTTTGTATTATTGCTCCGAGAAGTCACTCGAAAAGTACGACGCTTGGTGTAAAATTGCTACACATGTGTTTGTTTCAAAAATTTAATGGCAAACCTATGGACATTTGGTTGTTTTCTGCCAGCCAAGACACAGCAGTTCGACGGTTGGCTGAAATACGCAAGGATTTGACAAGTCACAAAGAGTTAGCCCGATACATTGACCCCAAAAAAGGTGGTAAAAGAGAACTATGGCTAAACAACGGAGCAGTAATTCGCTGTTCTTCCGTTGGCAGTGCTATTCGTGGTGACCACCCTGCTGTTGTTGCACTTGATGATGTGTTGCTTGATGCTAAAAAAGAACTAAACAACGAGCAGTTGCGGCATTGGCTACGAAAGGTTGTCATGCCGATGCTTGACCCCGGTTCGTTTCTTTACTGTGTTGGAACACCAATGGCTATGACTGACTTGTACCACACTGAAATGCTTGATAACGACCAATGGAAAACAGGCATTTGGAGTGCTATTCCTAATTGGGATGAAAACAAGCATGAGCCGGAAAAATTAGAAGCACTTTGGCCGGAGTTCCGACCATTGGACTTTTTGCTTGAACAGAAAAAAGTGACCGGTGAATTAGAATTTGCTCAAGAATTTTTGTGCAAGGTTATTGACGATGAAGCGGCTGTGTACCCTCGTAAATTTACACGGGCCAATATGGACTTAGAGCAGGTGTTTGACAAGGAAAAGCGTGATGGCTGTAAATATGTTATTGGTTTTGACCCGTCACAAGGATTAGGGAAAGACTATTCTGTTTTAGTGGCTGTTCGCCAAGAATCCGATGGCTCATTAGCAATTGCCAACATTTGGAGAAGGAATGACTTTTCCCCCGATAGGCAGGCTGACATGATTGGCGAGTGGTGTAAAAAGTACAGCGCACCTCTTGCGGCAGAAGATGTAGGTTTCCAACGCTTGTTCAAGTCTTTGTTGGAGGCTAAGGGTATTGGCGTTGAATATCGAGAGTCAAAAGTTAGCAATAAAGGATTAAAGCAAGGATTGCTAAACCGATTGCGTGTTTGGTTTGAACGGGGCAAGATTCAATTCCCCTATGGCAACGATGCAACAAGGCGAGTTGTCAATGAAATGTTGGAAGAATTGGAGTCACACGCTTGGAAATCCGGTGACATTGTTGATACGGGCAAACACAATGACTTGGTAATGGCTTTGGCACACGCAATTGACCAATTCTCGTTTAAATCCGATGTTGTCCCATTTGCTGGCCGGTCTATGGCTAAAGGTGCATGGCAAGGTGGCAAGTCAAAAAGTCGTGGCAGAAGTAAAATCTTTAGAGCGGTGAGTCGTCGTTTATA